AGTGAAACAGATTTTAATACTTACACTTTGAAATTATGTGTGGAAACTATAGTATTTCCGGATTTACATGATGCAGAATTACAAAATAGTTATGGTGTAATGGGGGCAGAGGAGTTATTAACAACAATGTTGACTCCTGGCGAATATACAGACCTTTCAAGTGAGGTAGGAGAGGTAAATGGTTTTGATAGGACTTTTGAGGATAAAGTAGAAGAAGCAAAAAACTAATTGAAGGAGGCGATTATGATGCTAGTGTAGCTCATTATTGCCTTCATAAATTCAAATGGAAACCACATGAATATACAGATTTGCCAGACTACGAGAGAGCATTTGTTGCTGCTTCTATAGATATTAAAGTAGAAGAAGAAATAAAAGAAGAAAAAAAGACTGCTAAAGAAGCTAGAAGAAGTAGAAGGAGATAAAATATAGGTAAAATATGTAAGAATTATATGTTATAATAATTGTAGCAAGAAGATGTAATCTACAATTTATAGAGTGGAGTTCATACAAAAGATTATCCTCCCAACGTATAGAAGGGAGGTGAATATGTATGGATAATTTTTTACAAGGTGTACTAGCAAGTTTAGTTGCCAGTTTAATAGTTTACTTAACTAGTAAGTTATTTAAAAAAAGTAAAAAGCCACTCAAACACGACTAAGAGTGACTTTGATTTTAAACTTACAATCAAGTTTAAAAGAAATAAACATTAATTTTTAGAACTTCACTCTAGTTTCAAATAGATTGTAGTTCTTCTTGCTTTTATTATACCACAAATTAGAAAAAATATTGCCTATAATATTTTTATAGTCAATAAAAAGATGAAATTTTTATAACAAATAATAAAAACTTTATTATAAAACTATTAATTTGCAAGGTATCTATAAATGAGTAGATATTTTTTTACTTATATAAAATATTTGAAATGATAGCATATTCCTGTTTTGGGAACGTGGTTAAAACTCAAACTATATTACTAGTATTATATTAAATATTTAGCATCAAAATTAAATAAAGAAAAGAAAGCACTTACTTTTTGGTAGGTGCTTTTGTTTTGCTCAAAATGGTCGGTTGAGTAAAATAATTAGAAAAAATTAGTAAAAACTCTTGAAAAGTGTCGCGATACAATGTATAATTATATTATCGCGATACAGAAGAGAGGTGAAAATTATTACTGATAGCAGTAGAGCAGATTACTTCAAGCAAAGACGACAGAATAAAAAAACTTTTAGTGTTCTACTAGATAGAGAGAAAGTAGAGAAAATTGAAGAACATTTAAAAAAGAAGAACAAGACTAAAACTATTTGGCTTGAAGAAAAGATTAATGAAGAGCTAGAAAAAGAGGAATAAAAAATAAGAGACGTTCTCCCCGACCAAAGATTGAACATCCCTTATTGACGTATATTATATACACTAACTATAGTATACGTCATTCCTTGAAAAAAATCAATTTTAAGGAGTGTAATAGTTATGGAAAATTTAATAGTAAAAGAGTTTAATGGAAGTCAAATTTATACTTTTATGTGGAATGACAAACCATGCTGGATAGCAAAACAAATAGTAGAATTATTTGGATATGCAGATGCTACTGTAACAATAAATCAATGTGTTGAAGCAGAAGCTTTTGAGAATGGTTTAGAATTTGAAGTTTTAATTAAGGAAGATTTAAAGAGATTTAAGAATATAGTTAATGAAGTGACTAAGAATACTTTAGTCAGTTCAAATATAATAAATAAACATACTCCAAACTTAACTATTTTTTATGAAGATGGATTGTATGGATTTTTACAATACACAGATAAACCAATTGGTGTACAGTTTAGAAAATGGCTTAGACGAGAAGTTTTACCAAGCATAAGACAAACTGGTGCATACATAACTAACAATGCTGACCCTCAAGCATTAAGAGACAAGGCAAATGAAATAGAAAGTCTAGATACAGTTAACAAGACTATAGAAATACTAACACCTTTTCTTGATAATGCTGGAATAGATGAAAAAGTAAAGTTACTTACAGCAAAGACTATCTACAAAAAGGCAGGAATAGAGTTACCTTTGGAGATTGAAGAAAAAGAACATTTCTTTGATACAAAACAAATTGCAACCAAGTTAAATATTTACTCTAAAACTAATAAACCTGCTTTTGTGGCAGTTTGTGAGATTATTAAAAAATTAGATATTAAAGAAGAAGAAAAACTTATAGTTTTAGCAAATAAGGATAATTGGAATGGTACTACAACAAAGTATTCACAAAGTGTAATAGATAAGATTAGTAAATGGATAGAGGAAAATAATAGACCTGCTAAGATTGCAGGTGAGAAGAAGAATTATCATGTAGTTTATAAGATTGAGTAAATTCTATTGTATTAAATAATTTATTTTAGTTTTGAGGGGGATTAATACAATGTATGAGAATTTACTTGATAGTATAGATATTGAAAAGAGAAAAGAAGAATGTATGATTAAACTTTTGAAAATAAGAGAAACAGATATAAATATATATAATAAGATAGAAAGTATAGTATATAAACTTTCTGAGAAAAAATTAGAGAAAAATAAGTAAATAATATGGATAAAGCACTTGGATATTATGTTGTTTCAAGTGCTTTGTCTGTTAAAAAATGGTATAATATAGGTAGGAAATTATATTAACTAAGTGGTATGTAAAGGGAGTAGGCAAGTTTTATAAACAAATAACAGGAAGATTTTATATTAACTATGTGGTATGTAAATGCGTTTAGGAATATGACAGCATCTATTAATACGACAAGTTTTATATTAACTATGTGGACTTAAAATTAAAAATAATCAAAAACACTTACTTGAATAGTAGGTGTTTTTTAATTGAAAGGAGGTGATAATAATGTAAAAATTTTACTTATATAGTATAATTACATTATAAAATTATTGTACTGGGGGGAATCTTATGGGGTTATTTGGAAAGAAAAAAGCAGATATATGTTGTATTTGTAATACTGAGATAGGAGTACTGAATATTGAAGATGGTTGGATATGCAATTCTTGTTTTAAAGAATATTGTGATGCACTTTCTATGACTAAAGCACCTAAAATTTTAAGAAAATTAGATATTGAAAAGACTATATCATCAACTAAAAAAAATAATGAACTTCAAAAAATATTTAATACAACTAATAATATAGAAAACTATATAGAATTTGATGAAGATAATAAAAAATGGTTTGTGTCTAAAAAAAGTATAAACGATAAAAAAACTCCTATCATTCATTCTTATGAAGATATCGTGGAATTTGAACTTCTTGAAAATGGTGAAACTGTAACTAAAGGAGGAATAGGAAGAGCTTTAGCAGGAGGAATTTTATTTGGAGAAGCAGGAGCTATAGTTGGAGGGATAACAGGTAAAAAAACAACAAGAAAAGTTGTTGATACATTTAAAATTAAAATAACAATTAATAATATTGATAATCCTATTGAGTATATCGAATTAATTAATAAAAAAACAAAAACTAATTCTAGTGCTTATGAGAAAGCTTACAAAGATGCCCATAAAATTTTATCAACATTATCTGCTATTACACAAAGCATTAAAGAGACAGACAATATAAATACTAAATCTGTAGCAGATGAGATATTAAAATATAAGAATCTTTTGGATATGGAAGCTATTACACAAGATGAATTTAATACTAAGAAAAAAGAATTATTGAATTTGTAATATAATAAACACTTACTAATGTAGGTGTTTTTTTATATGGAAATTTATGAAAGGAGAGTGAGAAAATGGCAACGATACAAACTTCAATAAAGATTTTCGACGGAATGACACCTGCATTTCGCAATATGACTACATCTATTAACACAACAATTAATAGTCTAGATAGACTTCAACAAAGATTGCACAACCCTATAAATGTTGGTAGCATACAGGCATCCCAACAAAGTCTAAACAATATTGAAAGTATTCTTACTAGGATAGAACAGAAAATTGGAAGAAATACAAATGAACAGGAAAACTTTAATAATAAGATAAAGCAAGGAAGTGAAGCAGGTTCTCTATTAGTGTCTAAATTAAAAAGTATCGCTGGGATATACATTGGAATAAAAGGAATAGAAAGCATTACAAAAGCGGCAGATACAATTGCAAGTACAAAAGCACGTTTAAATCTAATGAACGACGGATTACAGACAACAGAACAATTAAACAAGATGATTTATTTGTCTGCTCAAAGTGCTAGAGCTAGTTATGCAGATACAGCAGCACAAGTAAGCAAGCTAGGAATATTAGCAGGAGAAGCTTTTGGAAGTAGTGCAGAAGTTGTAAAATTTGCAGAATTAATGAATAAATCATTTGTAATAGGAGGAACATCAGCATCAGAAGCAAGTGCTGCAATGTATCAGCTTACACAAGCAATGGCTGCAGGAAAATTACAAGGCGACGAATTTAGGTCTATTATGGAAAATGCTCCACTTCTAGCTGAGAAGATTGCACAAAGCATGGGCAAAGGTAAAGAAGCACTAAAAGATTTGTCTCGAACAGGTGCTATTACAGCAGATGTAGTGAGAAATGCTTTGTTTAAAGCAAGTGCTGAAATAGAAAAGAAATTTGAAAGTATGCCAATAACTTTTAGTCAAGCACTTACTATGATGAAAAATGATGCCTACATGATTTTTGGGCAAACCCTCGGAAAGATAAGTGGAGCATTACAAAGTGTTAGATTTAGTGAGATTGTTGTATCTATGCGGAATGTTATGATTGCAATATCTTCAAACATTTACGATACATTAAATATTATAAAAAATATTTTAAATAGTGAATTCTTTTCAAACTTAGTACAAGGATTTACATTTTGTACGGTAGTAATAACTAAAAGCTTAGGTTCTATTGTAAATACTGCATTAAATATAGTTAATATATTTGCACAAAATTGGAGTATAATAAAACCTATTGTATTTGGTGTAGCTTCTGTTTTTATATTGTTTAGAGGGGTTTTGCTAGCGACTAAAATAGCTACAATAGGTAACGTAATTGCGAATGTTGCTCACGCTGCTTCCTCTTCACTATCAGCACTTATGACTAATATACAAGCAGCAGCACTGATGCGTTCGAATGGAGCTACTTTATCAGCAACAATAGCCACTTGGGGTTTAAATGCAGCTTTATTAGCTTGTCCAATCACATGGGTAGTATTAGGTATTCTAGCATTTGTAGTAGTAGTTTTTGTTGCAGTAGCAGCAGTAAACAAATTCGCAGGTACAAGTTTAACTGCCTTAGGAGTAATCGTAGGTGCTGTATTTGCAGCAGTAGCATTTATACAAAACATAATGATATGGCTGTTTAATAGATGTGTAGATGTAAATGAAGGCATTACAAATGGTTGGAATCAGTGTGTTTTTCTTATGAAACAAGCAATTGCAAAGGGTGTAATCTTTATAATAGAAAAAATGGCATCATTGAATGACTCTGTGAATAATGCAGGTAATGCACTTGGTAAGGCTTTTGTTACTGGAGCTAATATAGCAATACGAGGTGTAAATAAATTAATAGATTTGCTAAATAAAATCCCTGGGATTAACATTGGGAAAGTAGGAGAGGCAACATTTACACCTGTTAAGGCGGATAACAGTTACATTAAGCAACAGATTAACAGTTTAAACAGATGGGTAGGAGATGCACCAGAAAAAATAAAATTGGAAAGGATGCAATATAAAGATATTGGAGCAGAATTTCAAAAAGGAAATGCACTTGGAACTAAATGGCAAAATGCTATATCTAATAAATTAAAAGATACTTTTGACATTAATAAGATGCTAGAAGATGCAAAAGATAAGCTAGGATTAAAAGATTTGTGGGATAAAGACAATCCACTTAATAATCTTGGAGGATTTGGTGGAGATTTAGGAAAAAATGTAAAGGACACGGCGGGAAATACTGCCAAAATGGCTAAAACAATGGATAAAAGTCAAGAAGATTTAAAATATCTTAGAGACATTGCAGAGCAAGAAACAATAAACCGATTCACAGGGGTAAATATAAAAATTGACATGAACAACACTAATAACATAAGTAAAGATACAGATGTCGACGGCATAGTAAATGTACTAACTGAAAAATTAAATGATGCTATGGTTGTTTCAGCCGAAGGAATAGTTTAGAGAGGGGGAATATAAATGGCTTATGACTTTTATTTAGATGGAGTACAATTACCAATACCTCCACCCAAGTTAGAAATTAAAGTAACAAATAAAAATAAAACAGTTGATTTGATAAATACTGGAGAAGTAAACATACTAAAAAAAGAAGGGCTATCTGAAATAAGTTTTGAAGCAGAGTTTACACATAATAAACTACCATTTTATCGTGGAACTTTTAGGGATGTTCAATTCTTTTTAAGTAAGCTAGAATTACTAAAAACTGATTGTAAGCCATTTCAATTTATTGTATCTCGTGAGTTAGGTAACAAAGTATTATTCAATACTAATATGAAAGTATCCTTAGAGGAATATAACATAGTAGAAGATGCAGACAATGGTTCAGATTTTAAGGTAGCTATCAAATTAAAGCAATATAGAGATTACTCAACTAAAAAGTTAGTTCTTGTTCCTCCTAAAAATGAGACTGGTAGACCTAATGTAAAGATAGAGCCAAAACGAGTTGATTCAGTCAATGCCACAAACACTAAAACATATACAGTAAAAGCAGGGGATAGCCTTTGGTCAATTTGTCAGAAACAACTTGGTAATGGTTCATTATATAAGAAAGTATACGAATTAAATAAATCTATGATGGATAAGGCAAATAAGGGGAAGAATTTAAGTAAATACACCATTTATAAAGGGCAGGTGTTAAAACTTGGTTGATGAATTAGTGTTAGCAAATGATAGAGATGTAAGATTAGTAATAGCTCATTGGGAAGATTTCTACGAACCTGCTGTCATTGATGGTATCACATGGGAGATAGAAAGAAGAGGAACACCTTCTAAGTTAGAATTTACAATAGTTATGGATGATATATTAGAGTTTTGCGAAGGAAATTCTGTAAGGCTGTATTATAAAGGAATAGGTATCTTCTATGGATATATATTTCAGAAGAAAAGAGATAAAGAAAATCACATTAAAATTGTTGCTTACGACCAGTTGAGATATTTTAAGAATAAAGATACTTATGTATATAGTAATAAAACAGCAAGTGAACTTGTAAAGATGTTAGCTAAAGATTTTAATTTAAAATACAATGTTATAGAAGATACTAAGTATAAAATATCTAGAGTCGAAGAAAATAAAACTTTATTTGACATGATACTAACGGCACTAGATGATACTCTAAGAGAGAAAAAAGAAATGTATGTATTATATGATGATTTTGGAAGAATAACTTTAAAAAATGTTGCATCAATGAAACTTGACACGGTCATGAATAATGATGTAATTGAGGACTTTGACTATAATTCTTCTATTGATAGTGATACTTATACAAAAATTAAACTTGTAAGAGACAACGAGGAGTCAGGAAAAAGAGATGTGTATATTGCACAAGATTCAGCTCACATGAGAAGTTGGGGAATACTTCAAATGTTTGATACAGTAGATAAAAACATGAGTGAAGCAGAGATAAAACAAAAGTGTGATATACTTCTAAAACTATATAATAAGAAAACTAAGTCATTAAGTTTAAAAAATGCACTTGGAGATATTAGAGTAAGAGCAGGTTGTTTAATACCTGTTTTTTTAGATTTAGGAGATATTAAACTTCAAAATTATATGCTAGTTGAAAAAGTTAAGCACACATTTGAAAATAACATTCATTTTATGGATTTAACTCTTGTTGATGGAGATGAATTTGCTTCTTATTCTTCAAGTTCATATAGTAGTGGAAACACTAATAATAAAGATGAAAAGAAAAATGGTCCTGCACAAAGTACTACGAAAACAAATACAGGTAAAAAAGTTCCTGCTATATTTACTGCATATTATCCAGGGAACAATGCAATGGAAGGTGGAAAAACAGATTGCAATGGAAAGCCACTTGATGTAAAATCAAGAACTGTTGCTGGTCCAATGAATCGAGAAGGAGTTAAGAAAACTTGGTATACTGATGATTTTCTAAAGAAACATCCAGTTTTTGAATATGGAGATAAAGTAAAAATTATACTTCCTGGTACTGCCTATGACAACAAAGTATATACAGTTAAAGATAATGGAGGAAGAATATATGTTGAAACAAACGGAACATATCATATAG